AAATTCCCTGGAAAATGCCACGCCAGCTGTCAAGGCCGCCTACAAAAAGGCTTCCGAGCTTTCACGGCTCCAAGAGGAGCTGAGACAAGCGCAGGAGATGATTGCCGACCTCCGCGAGGAGAATCGGCAACTTCGGGAGCATATGCGCTCCGACAAGCTGAGCGAAAGGGCGAAACAAGCCCTGCGCTCAAAGGGCACATGGCGGATTAGCTAGGCCGACAAGCTGAGGGGAGGCCCAGCCACAGAGGATTGCCCTTTTGCGAAACGTCTCGATTTCAGGCAGGGACGTTTTAAAACGTTGGCCGGTAAGAGAAAATTGGCTACGTCTCAAAACGTCCCGGTGGCTGGCAGGCAAAAAGGTGGGGCTCCCGCAGGAGCCCCGTTGGAGAGGAGAGAGGAGATTAGAAGAATCTGTCGGCTATCCAGTCGGCCAGCATCTCGAAGCCGCGGAGCCCGATGCAGAGAAGAAGTCCAAAAGCTATCGCAATCATTGTGAATTCAAAATATCCCATGGTTTCCCTCCTTGTTGGGGGGCTTGCGCCCCCCGAGTTTAGGGCTCGATTCTGTCCTGCCAATCGAAGCGGATGTCCTTGCCAGCAAAGCGCCCTTTGTCGGGATTATAGGTCAGCCCGCTCAGGGAGCCATGTCCAGGATAATCATAGCCGCCTGTGTTGATGCGGATAGTGCGCTCGATATCCGCCAAGATGTGCTTGCCTTTGGGAGCGGCGAGTTTCCCGCCATAATAGCGGACGCCCCGCCATTTCCCTACCACGAAAACTTCAATCCTGCGGCCATTGACTCTGGCCTTCAAAACCGCTTCCTCTCTCATCCTTTGTCCTCCTCTCTGATTGATGCCCTATCCTATATCGCACCAATAGGAATGGCAAGCATTACCTTGCTTCCTACTCAAATAAAAACAGTCAGCTTCAAGAGTGGCAGTTTTGCCTTTTGCCTCGTTGTAGGCTGTCTAAGCCTCGTAGTCGGGCGTTCGCGCAGTGCCGTGAGGAAGTAATCAAAACGTTTTAAAACGTCGCAATAAGGCAAGGCAAAAGGTTGGCCCGCCGAAGCGGGCCGGTTGGAGAGAGGAGATTAGCGATAAGGCTTCGTCTTCATATCGTGGAGAGCGGCGAGGCGCTGGAGTCCCCGCAATTCCCCGATGGCGTCATCCAGATTTTCCATCGGTATTTCCGAAATATCGTAATTGTGAATCCGGCTCAGAGCGGCCTCGGCGTATTCCTGAGCCTGGCGAAGGTCCCGGCGAATCAATTCAAATGTGCTCGGCATGATTTCCTCCTTGTGGGGGGCTTTCGCCCCCCGATGTGGATTAGGCCAGAAAATAAAGTCTGGCCCAATCTTCCCCTATGATTAATTCCTGGTGGGAATTCTCATGGAGGAAGGTGAGGCAGAAGCCCCGGCGGGGGTGATAATGCTTCCCCGCCAGCTCGAATTGGCCTGTGGCGATGAGGGCTTTGCCCTCGTCGAAAGAAAGCTTCTCCTTGTCTATTCTCTTCTTCTCCATTTGTGCTCTCCTCTCTCTCTCAGATTATCCTCATCATATAGGGCACAAAGAAAAAATCAAGGAATACCTTCAAAAAAACTCAGAAAAAAACGCCAGCGAAAAATCGGCCTTTTGCCAAGTCGTGAAAGCGTCTTTTGCGCCTTTGTGGTTCGTCTCAAAAGCGTAGTAAATCGTCCCAGCCGTTCCGTTCCTGGGTGGCGAAAACGTTTCAAAACGTCCCGGCTGGTTCCGGCGAAAACGTTTCAAAACGTCCCGCGCGTGCCTGGGTCGCGTCGTCGGGTCGTCGTTCCGTCGTGCGTCAAGTGGCGTTTCGTCCTTTTGCCGGGTTGTGGATCGTCCTTTTGCCGGGTCGTCGGGCGTCTTGGGTTCGGGTCGTGGCGTTTTTGCCTTTTGGTCGTTCGTCTTTTTCCTGGCGGGCCGATATAGAATAGGGCAATATATATTAGCCTGATATAGAATAGGGCAATATATATTAGGCTAATCTATATTAATTTGCCAGGAAATGGCTGGGGGATTTCCTAGCAAAATAATATATAATCTGGCGATAGATTGCAAGGGCCATGCCAAAGGCTCCTAGGGCAAAATCTATGCCAAAAAAAGCAGATTCTCAAAATGAGAAAGGAAAAATGCAAAATTCTCAAAATGATAAAGGCCAAAAAAAGGCTCCGGCTGGGAGGCCCGCTCCTGGCGCGGCTCTGCCAGCCATAGCCCAAAATGATTCTCAAAATGAGAAAGGAAAAATGCAAAATTCTCAAAATGATAAAATTCCCTGCCTATGCCAAAATAAAAAAAATATGAATTAAGATAAATATATAAAATGATTAGAAAAATAAAAAATATCAAAAAAGGCAAAATTGGCATGGGCTATGCATATATGATAATTGCCTTGCAAGGCAAGGCCAAAAAAAATCAGAGAGAGGAAAAAAATCATGGCGAAAAAATTGGCGAAAAATCAGAGGCAAGAGGAAAATTGGCAGGCTAATTTAGAGGCCCAAGAGGCCCGGAGAGAGGCCCAAAATGCAGAGGCCAATGCCAAGGCCCAAAGGCAGGCTCAAGAGGCGATAGAGGCCCGGAGAGAGGCCCAAGGCAAGGCCCGCCTGCAAAATGCAATCAGGGAAAATCAAGATTCCCTCTCAGAGGAATTTTCGCAAGCAATCATGCAGAATTGGATTGATAAGGCCAAGGCCAAAAATAAATCCCTTGGCAAGGCCCAAGATTCCCCCTATGGCAGAAAATTGGCCTCTCGCGGGGGATATTATGATTGCATCTTGGCCTCTTGGCATAGGGAAAATCCGGGAAAATCCCTGCCAAAAATTGAGGATTTAATCTCTCATGGCGAAAAAATCAATATGCCAATTCCTATGGCCTCTCGCAAGCATTTCGGCTCGCATTTTTGCCATTGGCAGAGAGATTATAATAAATTCTTGCCTCTCTGCATGAGGCAAGGCCAAAAATCCTAATAGGATTTTTCCCTAAGAAAAAGCCCTAGGCTCCCCCTCCAAGCCTAGGGCTTTCCCTTGCCCTTGGCCTAGGGGATTCCCCTAAGAGAATCCCCTAGCTCCCCCTAAGAAAATCCCCCAGCCATCAGGAAAATCCCGGCAGCCAAATCCGGGATTTCCCGGCCCCGGCCATGCGTGGGGTACCTGTCATAACTACGTACAACCAACCAACCACGTACGACCAACTACGTACAACCAACCACGCTCTAGGTATAATATGCTACGTACAACCAACCAACTACGTACAACTAACCACAACCCACCACACCCTACGTACCACTACGTCCCACAGCCAAACCGGACTTTTTTACGTATATACATGTTAGTTGAAATTTGTAGTAACAACGTTCCTAAGTACAGCAGCCAATCCGGACAAGTTTTGCTATAATAGAGCGGACTGAACTTTGTAGTAACAACGTTCTGAAGTACGTAAAGTACTTTGTGAATGAGACTTTGGGATTACAATAGGTCGTAGAGGTGAACTCTATGGCCAGTTCTACGACGTGTACTCCGGGTCGTGTTATACAGTTACAGAAGCCTAAAAAGACAAGTGTGAAGAAGGCACGTGAGAGTCTGGGTAAGAAGCGCCGTGCTACTTTTGATTATAAAGCGACAGACAGACCTAAGAAGTTGACGTTGGCGCAGGTGAGGGGGTGGGAACCCACCTCTGAAGAGCGTTATGCTGTGCGGGTCATGGCTGCCGCCGGTATGAAACAAGACGAAATAGCTCGTGCGATACATCCGCTCGGTCCGATTTCTACTAGTACGTTGAGACGTTATTTCCGTGATGAGCTTGATAACGGTAAAGCGCTACTCACACGTGATGTCATTGCTGTCGCTACTCAGATGGCGTTGAGCGGCCAGCATCCCTCTATGACTAAGTTCTGGTTGACTGTGCATGCCGGTTGGAAGGAAGGTTCTGGAAACGGGTTAGGTTCTGGGATGAGGAAGTTTGGTACACAAGACGAATCGACCGAAGATATCGCTAAGCGTTTACAGACAACAGCTAAATATATGGTGGAGACACTGCCTGCTGTACCACAAAAAACAGGGACAGATAAATAGTTTATTATAGTGAGAACGATACGTTCTGCGTACGTTGGTTGAGAAACTTGATAGACGCAGGCGTTTTACCGAAAGGGGACGTGGATGACAGAGATATGCGGGAGATTCGACCGTCCGAACTCAAAGGTTATGCGCAACTCCATTTTTTTGCGGGAGTCGGAGGGTGGGCTTACGCACTACAGCTCGCAGGCTGGCCTAGCCATCGACCCGTCTGGACAGGTTCATGTCCTTGCCAACCTTTCTCCTCAGCAGGCAAAAGAGAAGGGTTTACTGATGAGCGGCACCTGTGGCCCGCCTGGTTTCATCTTGTACAGTCGCTCCAGCCTCCAGTCATCTTTGGAGAGCAAGTTGCGTCAAAAGCTGGCTACCTCTGGCTCGACCTTGTTCAAACTGACTTGGAAGCAGAAGGTTATGCGGTCGGGGCGGCTGATTTGCCAGCAGCGGGCGTCGGTGCGCCGCATATCAGACAAAGATTGTGGTTCGTGGCCTACTCCCCAAGGTCGAGACTGGAAGTGGGGGCAGGGTCACAGATTCACCCATCCGAAACGCTCGAACGACCTGAACGATTGTGCGATGCTGGTCGGGTGGAGGACTCCCTCGGGGTCGGACGGGGTAGGCGGCTGTATGGATGTCATACGGGCGAAAGTAGAGAAGTTATCCCCGAAAATCAAGTTGAGGGATCAAGTACTGCTGGCGAGTTGGCCCACTCCGACACAGAGAGACCACAAAGACGGGCCGTTTTGCCCCAATGTACCGACAAACTCCCTGTTAGGCAGGGAAGTTTGGAAGGTTTCTGGGCCAACGTCGAATGGTTGCCCTGTCGAGACGGAAAGTGGAGGCCAGTTGAACCCAGCCTTTTCCCGTTGGCTAATAGGATTCCCGCCCGAGTGGGACGCCTGCGCGCCTACGGCAATGCGGTCGTCCCGCAAGTAGCGGCGAAGTTTATACAGGCATGTATGGAATTATGACCAAAATTATTGACTTAACACAACGTTTGGCGGACAAACCTGTAGACTTTGATGACGCAGATGACGTCTTGGAAAAACTCTTGGAATTGAAGACGAATCAAATGATGGTTATCTTTAATGATAACGGCGAGTTACGCTACACGATTCAGACGATAACTGGCCGATTTCGCACTGATTTTTGAGGTTTTTAGGCTGTGCCATCGCGCGAAACACCCAGTACATTGCGAAACAAGGGCGGTCGGCCCCCAAAAGAGAGCTATTTAACGCCTCGGTGGACACAAATGCGCCCTCATGCCGAACAACATCGGTATTGGTCCTCTCCGGCGCGTTTTAAGGTTGTCCCTTCAGGGCGCAGGTCGGGTAAAACTGAGCTTGCTAAACGTAAAATTGTTCTACGGGCGCTTGACCCGTACAGCACTATTCACGGCCTTCCCCTACCCTCCAAAGACCCTTATCCACGTTATTTTGTGGGTGCGCCTGTTTGGTCGCAGGCTAAACGTATTTTTTGGCAGGACATCAAACGGCTCGTGCCCGACTGGGCTTACGACCCAGACCCGCGTCGCGGTGTAAGTGAGACAGAAATGTGTATACGTCTCAAGTCTGGGGCAGAAATATGGGTAATTGGCATGGACAAGCCCGAACGTGTGGAGGGTACGCCGTGGGACGGGTGCGTTTTGGATGAGTACGGCAATATGAGAGCTAGAACTTGGCCTGAACATGTGCGTCCTGCTCTTTCTGACCGTGCGGGTTGGTGCGATTTCATCGGCGTGCCAGAAGGCCGGAACCATTATTGGGAGTTAGCCGAAGACGCGAAGCGTATTTCGGAAGAGGCAATGTACGACGGGATTACCCCCGAGTGGGACATGTTTCATTGGAAGAGTGCGGAGATTCTTGACCCGCGGGAGGTTGAAAGCGCCCGCAACACGCTTGACGACTTGACGTTCAAGCAAGAATATGAAGGTTGCCATCGTCCGGATACGTTGGTCAGACTTGCTGACGGCACAAACAAGGCTATTTCTAGCTTGACTGTGGGCGATAAGCTTTTGTCGTTACAGAACGGTGTTGTTACTGAGACAACAGTACTCCAAGTAGGGCCGACTGGGAAAAAATACATGCTAACAGTGGAGTTGGAGGACGGAAGTACTTTTGTAGCCTCAACTCAGCACAAAATGCGGTTAGCTGATGAAGTAGTACCGCTAGAGGACTGTACATTCATTGAGTTTGTTCCTATCCACGACAGACCTAGGACGCAAGCTGAAGCTTTGGCGAGTGTTGTTGGATTCAACTTAGGAGACGGAACCGTGTGTGAAACAGGCCAAACCAGAAACGGTCCGTCGTACGGGGTAGCTTTTTACTCGTCTGACAAGACTGCCCTCGAAGAGATTAAAAGAGATTTGCTTTTGGCTGGCATAGAGGCAAACTGCAATGTAACAGAAAAGAGTGATGGCTTTTGGCAACTCCAAGTCGGGGGGCAATATGCCAGACAGCTTGTAAAGGCAGGCTGTATTGTTGGACACAAGCCTAGTTCTCCTCTAGGCGTCCCGAGTTGGATTAAACACGGCTCGTTGTCTGTAAAAAAATGGTTTTTGGCTGCTATTTTTGGGGCCGACGGACATTCTCCAAGAGGCAAAAAGAGCCCAGAAGTTACTTTGAGTATGGCATCTAGACGTCTTGTTGAAGAGTGCGGAGAGTTGCTGACAGAGCTTGGGGTTGGAAATACGGTTAGACCACATCAGCATGTCTCAGTGCTCTATGTGAATTCACGAGAGTTCCTATCGACTGTAGGCTTTTTATACTCTCCTAAGAAGCAGGAGTTGGCTTGGTTGTGGCAGAAGTATATGTTTGCTTCTGGGTATAGAAAGAGAAAGGCCCGTTCTCTGTATGAACTGGGCCTACGTTGGAACAAAATAGGTGAACTTTTGTCCACGAACCAACAGGTAATAAAAAGTCTTGTTACACAGGACAAGCAGAACAGAACTCCAAACAACTTCCCAGACTTTAATCAGTGGATGTCTACTCATTTTGTAGACGGTAAGTTGCGTCTCAAAGTGGTAGGCCAGACGTTTGGTCCTCAAGAGGAATGCTGGAACATAGAAGTCGACAGCCAAGACCATAGTTATCTTCTGTCGGAAGGTATAGATAATTTTAACTCGTTCATCTACTTCCAAGGGCGTGTGTATTATCCTTTTGACATGGATGTTCACTGCCGACCTCTCCAGTACGACCCAACTCAGCCCCTAGTTTTGTGTTTTGACTTCAATATTTCCCCTGGAGTGGCCGTTATTTGCCAAGAACAGCAGTTACCGGGCGTAAAAGAGCCTGTTTATGATGAAAGACGCAATGAAACCTATTATAACCCGGTAATTGGCACAGGTGTTATCGGAGAAGTCTTCATCCCCAGAAACAGCAATACTGTAGCTGTTTGCGAAGCAATCCTAACTGACTGGGGCAGTCACCAAGGCGATGTGCATGTTTATGGTGATGCTACAGGTGGCGCTGGTGGTTCGGCTAAAGTCGAGGGTTCCGACTGGGATATTGTTAAGAAGGTTTTTAGGAATAAGTGGAGACGTGTGCATTACTTTATTCCGCCAGCTAACCCGCGTGAACGTGTAAGAGTTAATGCCCTAAACTCGCGGTTACTCTCGGCGGCGGGCATCGTTCACATGCTTATTGATAAAGATAAGGCTCCTCACACAGCTAGAGACCTTGAAGGGACACGACTTGTGGAAGGTGGAGGGGGGGACATTGACAAGAAGTCCGATCCAATGCTGTCACATTTATCTGACGCATTGGGGTACTACGTAGTTTATAGATTTCCGGTGGAGGAGCTTGTGGGGCGTTCCGTCGAGCTTCTTTGGTAGTGAGGTTACAGCAATGACATACTCTGAGATTTCATTTTGTACTCCGCAGGAGACAATTGTGAAGGAAAATTCAACGGTGGGGAATTTAATTGAGATATTGAAGGAACTTCCCTTAGACCTGCCTGTAAGTGCGGCGTTTCGCTGTATTTTGGATGTTGAGGGAAATCTGGTTTCCCTAGAAGACGAGAAAGTTAATGCGTTGTTAGATATTTTACTGGACTGTCCCTTTTGTTCAAAACATTTTGAGACGAATCAACCCACAATAAACTGAGGCAAATATGGCTATTTTAAAGGACGAATATACAGGCGATGTTATTATAGAACAGAAGTTTGCGAGGTACGACCCGAATATTCCTCAAGAACAGACACCTGCTCCCAAGGTGGACGAGCCGCGTACTGAGTATATTGAGCACCAAGAGCGACTTGACCTGTTACAGACGTTGTTGGGCGGGACAAAGGCCATGAAAGACGCGGGCCAAAAGTACCTTCCCAAAGAGACAAAGGAGAGCCACGACAATTATCAGAACAGACTTAAACGTTCCTATCTGTTTAACGCTTTCGGTCGAACTATCTCGTATTTAGGCGGTCAGGTATTTGCTCAGCCTGTCAGACTCCGTGATGACGTTCCGTCTGCTATTAGGACAGGAACTACAGGGGGATACAAGGAAGACATCGACTTGAAGGGGAACAACATGGATGCGTTCCTCAAGCCTGTTTTTGAGCGAGGCGTAACGGATGGATGCACGTGCGTGCTTGTTGACTTCCCTCCGCTACGTATCGAAGGGTCAATATCTGTAGCGGATGAGAAGAAAGCTGGGTTGCGTCCTTACTGGGTTCATATCCCGACTTCTGCTATTATTGGTTGGAAAACTCGCTTTGTTAGAGGTAAGGAGTTGTTCACGCAGGTGAGGATTAGAGAAGTCGAAGAGGTCGACGATGGTGAGTTTGGAATCAAAAAGGTAAACAGAATCCGTGTACTTGAGCCCGGCTCGTGGCGGCTTTTTGAAGAGGTTGAACGCGATGGTACAGTTGATTGGTATCAAGTTGGCGAAGGTCGGACATCTCTAAGAGTGATCCCTTTGGCTGTATTTCGTCCGGGTAAGAAACTGTCTGCCTTAACAGCTGAACCGCCCTTGGAGGATTTAGCATACATGAATTTGGCTCATTGGCAATCTACAAGTGACCAAATGAACATTCTGCACTTCACTCGCCTCCCAATTCTCTTTGGGCGTAGACTCACAGACCCCGACAAACTCGACCAGATTGAAATCGGTCCTAACAGAATGCTTCATTCTGACGATATAGAAGGCGACTTGAAATATGTCGAGCACTCAGGAGATTCTATTAGTGCGGGCCATACACATCTGGTTGACTTAGAGACTAAGATGGCGATGTGGGGGCTTCAGCTTTTGATGCCCAAAACAGGAACAATAACAGCTACGGAGAAGGCGCTTGCTTCAGGTGAGAGTGATAGCACGTTGAAGGCTTGGGCCTTACTTTTTAAAGATTTTATAGAACTGTGTCTATTGTATACAGCGATGTACTTGGGGAAACCCGACGGTGGTAGTATAGAAATCAACACCCAGTTCAGATGGATGCAAACGCTTGACGCTGAAGTGCTTTTGCGTGGGGCTCAATTTGAGGTTCTACCTAAACAGCTTGTCTTTGAAGAGCTTCAACGGCGGGCGATTGTGAGCGACCAATATACTTTCGCGGATGTTCAGAGAATGTTCGACGAAGAAAACCCTGACCCCTCAGAGTTTATGCAAGGCAGTTTTGGGGCTGTTGTAAAAGGCCAATCAAGTCCGGTATCCACAGAACCCGACCGTTCACCGACGGGGACAACAACTCCGTATGGTTTTAAACGTGGAACCGGGCGTCGAGGAAGGTAGGAGAGACTAGTTATGCATATTCACGTTCACTGTTATGACCATCAATTAGTTCATTGTCGTGACTGCGATACTGTTTATTGCACTCGGTGTGGGGAAGAGTGGAAAAAACCCGTTGTGCACCGGTGCTGGTACCCGAGTTGGACATGGATTCCCAACTCCACAGCGAACTATCAGTACACAACATCATGTAACTGTGGAAGTGAGAACTCGTGTTGTCACGGCAAATGACGACCCAGTTCCCCCACCTCCTTTCCCAGACGCGCCTGGAGTCTGGCGGTAAGCGGTCCTCTGCCTGCGGGTTTTCCTCCTTTCCCCGCGGGTCAATGCTTTGGGGGAAAGCGTATCTGTCCATATGCTGAGCTAAGAGACCGAACCGGCGTTTTTGGCTGTTGTACGAGAACAACAGCCTTTTTGCTATGAATATTGTTCCTGTTGACTGGAATTTGGTTGAAGAGTTGCATTCGGAGGTACAGAGCAACAGAGCGCATACGTTACATGACTACGCCTTGGTACGAGAGCTAGTCGCTTTTATTAGCTTGATGGGAGCCACAGGTATAGTTGAAACAGGCACAGGTCAAGGTGGTACTACTCGGTTTTTAGCCACTGTTTTTCCTAAGTTGCCTCTTTTAACATGTGATGTGACCGCTGTTGACGAGTTTGTTGATTTTCCTAACATTTATTCACGTAGTATGGCAAGTACAAAATTCCTTCCTACTTTACGAGAGAGAGATGTAGGTAAGTCGCCCTTTTTCTTTCTAGACGCACATGCCAGAAGTAGTGAAAACCCTCTCGTTGGGGAACTTACAGCTATAGTTGACAAGCTGGAGCAGGGAGTTTTCGATTGTGCGGGTGTAGCTGTACATGATTTTGAGGTTCCGGACCAGCCGCACTTGGGTTGGAATGCGGCAGAGTTTGACGGCACTGACCAGAATTGGGAAACAATACAGTTTGTTGCCCCCTATGTTCAACTAGGACTATATCCGCCCGGACAATTGTTTTCACTGCCCTTGTATGGAAAAGAGTTCCAAGCAGGTACAAGTGGGGAACCCAATCCGAGAGGACGGATATTTTTGTTTATGTCTCTACAAAACGGACCAGAACAGTTGGCATACCTTTACTTTACAGGACTGTTCAATAGGTTTATTTAGAGAACAGAGGATGAAATATGGACTTAGTTTCTAAGCTTCACGAAGAGGCTGTTTTGTTATTAGCATCACCGGGCTTTAAGTGCCACAACGCGGAGGTGGAGAGTATCTTTTTGCGAACAGGTAAGGCTTACAGAGTAGAACTGGACGGACAGGTGCGTATTAGCGTAGAGCCCGAACTTGTCGAAACAGCGTTGGAAACAACTCCGCGGCGTGGTGAGTTCATCGCGCGTTATGGAGTACCTAATCACTCCTTTGGTGGAGGTGGGACAGCTACTCTTGTGCGTGAGAAAGGTGAGGTTCGTTTACCCACCTTAACAGACGTTGAGAACATCATGAAGGTAGCGGAATCTCACAATATACCTTTTATGTTCAGGGGTGTTGGGCCTAGACATACCCCAAGCGAAGACGTAGCGCAGATTGCCGTTATGCGGAAGCACTACTCTGGGTATATTTATGTCTATGTTGGGTCTATGGAGGGGATAGAGGCTGTTCACTCCGAGCACAAACGTGACCCACGTATAGCCACATGTCATTCACATTTCTATAGCCCGCTAAAACTAAACGACAACGGGCCAAATGTCCCGATCTTTATAGAGGCGTGTAAGAGGAATTTACCTATCTTTTTGACTGTAATGCCCATCTCCTACTCCACCGGTCCAGCGAGTATCTACGGACTGGCCCTCCAAGCCCATGCCGAATGTTTGTGTGGTCTTGTCATGGCGCAGATACTACAACCTGGAATTACTACAATTCCGAGTGCGTTCCCTCTTTTTGCTGACCCGCTTACGGATTATAGGATTTCGTTTGGGTCTATATATCACCAAATGGTTAATCTGCTGTGTGCCAAAGTTTACCATTACCTCGATTTGCCCTCCAACCATGACGGCTGTAGTGCTGGACACTCTGAAGGTGATGATACAGCGGGCGATGTGTACCGTGCTTATAAAATCTGGAACGGACAAGATTACTGGCACCAAGTGCGTCACTGCTTCGGCTTTTCTGAGGAACAAATGGTTTATTCTATAGCTCAAATGAAACGCGACCTTTCTATGTTACGAGTTGTACTAGAAGACGGTGATACCTATGCCATACCTGAGTTTCAGTACGACCCGGAAGCATATGACACGATTTGGGACGTATGTTTTGGGGGCTTTGACAACTATATGTATAACTCGCATACCCTCAAACATAGTCGTCCTGTGAGATAGGAGAATTTATGAGTAAACGCGACAAGCTAAGTCGTATTCTTAGCCGTATATTTAAGCAACACGGACTACTTTCTTCCGCAGAATATGACAGGTTACCGTTTCGGAAACCCTCTAGGAAAACAATTAATAGACATTTTGGCAGTTGGGGAGACGCTGTCTATGCTGTAACAGGACAGTGTGTAGAGGGAGAAGCTCAAGCTGAGTCTTGTTCTACAGACTTAGGTCCAGAGGTTGACAGGCTACTCAAGCAAGTGGAGGAACTTACGCGGCATCTTCAATCACCCAAACTTGTTATTAAAGGCACTAAGCACAAGTTTGGTCTTGTATCGGACACTCATTTTGGGAGTTTGTATGCTGACTATGCTCTGTTGTCATATGCGTATGATGTTTTCAGCGATGAAGGTATAGAGATAGTTTTTAATACAGGCGATTTAACAGATGGGATTAGGATGTATCGTGGTCACGAATTCGAGCTTTCTCATCATGGAGCCGACGCTCAAGTGAATGTGGTTGTTGAGAAATATCCGAGTAGACGCGGGATTCGTACTCTTTTTGTATGCGGGAATCACGATAGAAGTCATTGGAAGCACGGTGGGGTAGATGTAGGACAGTGGATTTCTGACAAACGCGATGACATGATGTACTTAGGTTACCAAGAGGCTAATGTCGAAATAGGTGAGGGGCGCTGTAAGGCTACTGTGCGGTTATCACATCCAGAAGACGGTACGGCGTACGCTATAAGTTATAAACCACAACAATATGTTAACGCCCTTCCACCTGGAACAAAACCAGATGTTCTTCTTTTGGGCCATTATCATAAAGCTGAGTTTTTACCTTACCGCGGGATACTGATTTACCAAGGTGGAACTACTCAACACCAAACTCCTTTTATGAGGGGGCGTAAAATAGCGGCAATAATGGGGTTTTGGATTTTTGAGATTACTGTAGCTCCAGATAGAATAGTGAGGGTCAAACAGGAATTCTATCCGGTGCGCACATAACTAAGGTGCGAAGACGTTGATTTTTCTTTGCAACCCACGAAACGTTGTTTATATTACCGTTAGTAAATATAAGGACAGATTGTGTCCTTTCATTCGGGCGTGATGCCTTAAAAACTATGGAGAGATTCCAGCATGGCTGAACAAAGCAGAAAGAAACCAGAAGAAAAAGAACTTAAGTTAAAACTAAAATTTGACGAGAGTGGCAGTGTGGCGTTAAACGATAATGACCTTCCTGTTTGGTACAATCAAGATGGGGAGGAGGTTGTCTTCGATGTTGCCAAGCTTTACAACGATAAGACCAAGGCTAATGCAGAGAGTGCTAGCCGGAGACACGAAATCCAAGAACTGAAACAACAGTTGAGTGAACTCCAACAGCGGTACGAGGGTATCGAAGACCCGGACGCAGCGATTAGAGCTATCGAAACGCTACAGAACATGGAAGACAAACAGCTCATGGATACGGAAGGTGTAGAAAGCGTGAAGCGACAAATGAAAGAAGCCTTCCAACAAGACTTGGAGAAACAACGCAAAGACTGGGAGGAGCAACTTTCTGAGAAAAGTGTGGTCCTCGACAAGAAAAGCGAGCAAATCAGAACTCTCTTGATTAAGAGTGCTTTTGATGGTTCTGAATACTTGCGAAACGAAACGCTCCTTCCGCCTGACGTAGCTCACGAATACTTCAAACGTTATTTTGAAGTGAGAGAGATTGAGGGCCATCCTGTTGCGGTTGGGAAATTCCCGACAGGCGAGGACATCATTTCTAAGCGGAACCCGGGTGAGTTGGCTTCTCCTGAAGAGGCGATTGAGATTCTAGTCGAGAAGTCGCCATTTAAAGATAGTATCCTTAAAGGAAAGATGCAGTCTGGGACTGGCATGTTCAGCCCCGACACTATGGCGTCTGAGCAACCTGATGCGTTGGCGACGTCTATGTATCCTACAATGAAAAACAAATAAGTACGAGGTATAATTCTCTATGGCTACTTTGCTTACAGGAACCCGCATGACCTTGATTGATCTTGCAAAACGTACTAAAGACAATGCTGTCTTAGCCATTGCTGAAGTACTGAACAAGGTTAACACAATTTTGGACGATGCGGTTTGGATTCAGGCCAACGGGGAAACTCAGCACTTAACTTCTAAGCGGCTGAGCTTGCCTACTGGTTCTTGGCGTAAGATTAACGAAGGTGTGCAACCCGAAAAATCCACCACGCAACAAATCGTGGAGACCATCGGTATGCTGGAAGCTTATTCCCATGTCGACTCGGCTCTCATCGACGTTGCCCCTGACAAGGCCGCCTTCAGATTAACTGAAGACTTAGCCTTTGTGGAAGGTATGTCTCAAACCCTAGCGAATCAGATTGTCTACGGTACTACTGTGGGCTATCCCGAGCGGTTTGATGGGTTTGCCAAACGATATGCTAATCTTACAACTCAGGGCGTGAGCGCCGTGCACAACGTGCACAACTATGGTGCCACAGGTTCTACCCTGAACTCCCTTTGGATTGTGCAGTGGGGAGCCTCTAAGGTTCACATGATTTATCCTAGAAACTCCTTGACCATCGGCTTCACCATGAATGACGATGGTGTTCAGACAATCACTGCTCCTAACGGTGGGTATTTTAAGGTTTACCAGACCCACTTCAAACAGTATGCCGGTCTGTGTGTACGTGATGACCGTTGTGTCCAGCGTATCGCCAACATTCCTGCTACTGCGGCCAATATTTCCAACAAGCTTATTGATGCTCTGCGTCAAATGCCTACTGACGGTGCTGGTGCTGTTATCTATGGTAACGCTACAATGCTCGGTCAGCTTGACAAGGAAGCGAAAGATAAGACCAATGTGAATTATGGCCCTGCTGATGCCTTTGGGCGTCCCACAATGTTCTTCCGTGGTATTCCCGTGAAAAAGGTTGAAGCTCTGTTGACTACAGAAAGCGCTCTCACATAAGGTGCTGAAATCAGAGGCGAGATAACAGAGCCGTTCTTTACGGCTCTGTTATAAAGCCCAAAAAATATTTATACGAGGTATTTGAACTATGGCGATTATGGACTATCGTGCCCAACTCATGGACGGCAAGTCTATGGTGGGTGCTGTGGCTGCGACAATTACTGAATTTAGCTACGATTTTGGCGCGGCTAACCCCAACTATGGTAGGGGCGAGCCCGTCTACATCCACGCTAGAGTCGGGACTGCTGTGTCTAGTGCAAGTCCATCTCTTTCAACCCTAGCTCTGGTCCTGCAACACGCGGGGACCGATAGCCCTGCTAGTTATTCTGATTTGCTGAATATGAATTTGGCGGCTGGTACTAGCATGACTGCTAATAAGTTGACAGCTGGTAAACTTATTTACAGTCAGGCCATGCCTGCGGTTGTTAAGCGGTACATTCGTGCCAAGGCTACTATTGCTGGCACACCTCTTACTGCTGGGACTTTGGATGTGTGGTTAGATATTGGCGGCTTACCTACAACTTACGAATAACCCTCTACGCGCCGGGGGGCGCTCGGCGTCCCCCGGCTTTTTTTATATACAGGAGAACAAGAAAATGGCTAAATCTCCAACAGAAGTTGATACCAAAAAAGCAGTAAAAGAACCTTTGAAACAAGATGAGTTTTTGAAAAGTTCCACTAAAGAGGTTGAGCCTACTCCTAAACCTGCGGAAGTTAGTGCTCCCAAAGCCGAACCTAAACCTCCAGAAATCCCTAAGTCTAAGAAGTATATCTGTCGTGTGCGTTGCTGGACACCAAAATACGGTATATTCGAGCCTGGGGATATTGCTGAGTTTGGGCCAGATGATGTAATTCCTTCTCATTTTGACGAGATGTAGGAGGTGCCTTGATGACCGTCCCTACTTCTACTCAAGACGCCCAATTCGACAGGTATTGGGACCAGCTTTTACAAATGACAGACTATTCTGTCCAGAGTGTTTCCACAAAAACTGGTAGTATTGCGGCGTCTAACACGTTTGGCTCAGCTGTTCAAATCTTAGGAGCTGGTAAGTCCCTTGTTGTTCTGTCTGGAACTTGGACTGCCACTGTACAAATGCAAATATCTCTTTCTACGGCTACTTCTCCTACAACTTGGTACGATCTATCTACCTACTCTGTTAATGCGGTTGAGACTGTTGATATTGGGGTAGCGTGCAGTTTGCGTGTGGGTATTAAGACAGGCAACTACACGTCTGGATCGGTACATTGGGCAATGAAGGTTGGGGGGAGGCCGTAGATCTCTGTTTATAAAATAATAAAGGAGCAATTTTGAAAATATCAGCATGTATGATGGTTAAGGACGAAGAGGCTCATATGCCCAAGGTCCTTGAATCTTTACAGGATGTCGTTGATGAAATAATTGTCGTTGATACGGGTTCGAAGGACAGGACCCCCATGATTGCCGAGTTGTACGGTGCAAAGGTTTACCATCATCCTTGGCAAAAGAACTTTTCCTTACATAGAAATCAGTCTATTGGGTATGCTACAGGTGATTGGGTTTTAATAATTGATGCCGACGAGCGGTTAGTCAAATCTCCTAACTACAGAAAAGAGGACTTTATTCAGTGGATGAAAACGGATGTGGACGGGGCTGACTTCAAGGCAGTAGCTCTTATTGTTAAGGACTTTCAGCAGGGACGTTGTGCGATGACGTGTAACTCCGCGCGTATGTTTAAGCGGGGAACTATTCAGTACGTTAACATGATTCATAACCAGCCCCGGTTCGAGGGAGCCTGCGTTCTCAATCACTTCTTTTTCATTAGCCACCACGGGTACGACCTCACCCCGGCACAGATGCGACGTAAGTTCTTTCGTACTAAAGGGTTGCTTTTTAAAGAAATGCGGGATAACCCTGATAACAGAGACGTGCCGTTTTATCTATGTCAGCTCTACGGGCACCACGGTTTTCAAGACAAGAGTCGTTATTGGGGAGAGCGGTATCTATCACTTCGGCACGAGATACCTCCTGAGCGCTACAACTCAACCATCTTCTTCACGATGGTGAGAAACTATCAAGAAACCGGTGAACTGGAGAAAGCCGAGAACCTGCTTAAAGAGGCACTAGCTGACAAACCGAACGACCCGGACTTGGCATCCGCCATGTCCGACATTGGGGCCATGACAAAAAACAATGCCCTGATGGCTGAAGGTTCTAGACGCTACCTCTCTGGTTTTAGGGAGATGTCAGAGAACCCCGCGAAAAAGGGCGGGCAATTCTATTTCAGTTTGACAGACGATGTTTTAACGCTTAATCTGTACCGTCTGTGTATAGCTAGCTTAGAGGAAGGGATGCGGTGTTGGCAGGCTGTTAGACAACGTATGGCTTCTGCTGGGGATGAACTAAAGCACGAACTTAAGATGAATCTTAACGTTATCGGCTTGCCTCACTTGATTGAAGAGGTCCCAGAGCTGGAAGATGTTAACAGTCAAAAGCATAGACTGGATATTCGTGAGGTGACGGTTTGACATGTATAAAAGAGGAGTTGTTCCACGTTGTAGACTTTGAAAATGACAAAGGACTAACTGGCTACGTTGGGTTGTCGAAGGAACTCTTTGATGAAGAGGACGCGAGTGACCTTACAGAAATGCTTGTGCGTCTAATAGATGCTTGGATGAAACGGAGAGAGTTCATCCATAGAAATATTGAACATTACAAGAAACTATGTTAACGTTTGCTATCACTGGAGTTGCTGGGTATGTAGCTCCACGTCACTTACGTGCCATTAGCGAGTGTGATGGAGCTGTTGTAGTGGCGATGGACCCCCACGATTCTGTTGGCATCCTAGATTCCTACAATCTAGAGTGTGCATTTTTTACGGGTTTGGGGGCATTCTACAGGGAGTGCATGTATGTTCAGCCTGATTATTTTGTTATATGCTCTCCCAATGTACATCACTATGAACAGTGCTTAGTGGGACTAAGAAACAGTGCTAACGTTATCTGCGAGAAGCCTGTCGTTTTGACATACAACGATATCTGTCGTTTGAAGAACTGTGAGGCTGAGACTGGTAAGACAGTATACACAATTCTACAGTCAAGACTTAAACCCGAGCTGATGAAGGTGAAAGACGAGGTTACTACTAACCACAAAGTGCATTTGCAGTATCATACTCCGCGTGGGCCTTGGTATTTTAGGTCTTGGAAAAACGATATTCGACAGTCTGGGGGGCTTGCTACAAACATTGGCATCCACATGTTTGACTTACTTTTGTGGTTGTTTGGTTCAGACTTTCGGGACGTTAAACTAACGCACAAGAAACTTGAACGTGTAGCGGGTAGTTTTGTTACTCCCAATGCTGATGTAACCTTTGACCTCTCTGTCGAGTCCGCTCACAATGTGTGTCGGGAGATTATTATCGACGGAGAACGTATTGATTTTACGGGGAATTTTACAGATTTGCATACAATCTCATACAAGAAAATACTTGCAGGCGAAGGTTTCGTCCTAGACGATGCTACGCCCAGTGTGATGTTATGCGAGACAATCAGACATATGTAAAAACTCCTGCTTTTATTGATTTAAAACGTGGTTGTTTAGGAGAGTTTGTACATTTTGCACGGTTCCATACAGAGATACAGGTTATAGCGTTTGAATGTGCTAATGGTTGTGTGAATGACTATGGCACCCCCGAACGTTGGGTAACTCCCCTAGGACGAATGCACGACGGAGAGGATGTTGCAAATGGCGGCGTGCTGGGGCGTTTTGTTACCTGTCCGAGGTGCGGATCGTACAAGGTTGAAATGTTAATGGCCTACCCTGTTACTCCACGCGAGAAACAGTATTGGTTTTGGGACTTGTCAACGTATGAAGAACGAGAAACGTCCGGTGGACCTTCTACAGGAAGACCTCCGCGAGATGGCGAGGAAATGGCGTAAATGCCGCGAGCCGTTTCTTTCTATGGGACGAGACAACTCTATCGAAAGTCAAGATTTTGAGGAAGAACTTGAGGAGTTTGAACGTTACCTGCTAAGCCTAAAATACGGAAAGCAGATTTCACACGAGGATTATTGTCGTATTTGGTCAAGCGTCAGAGAGGAGTGGGAGATTTTTGCTCTCAAGGCCATCGAGTACTCAGAACGTGATCCTGTCGAAGAACAGTCAGAGTTAGATAAGACAGAAGTTAAAGAACTTCTGCATTTTATAGCTAAGCAACAACAGGAGATTGTCGGACTCCTGAAGAAGCTTGTCGAAAAGGAGTAGTTATGAACGAGAAAATTACTGTGATGATTGAAGATGTTAATGGGGTAACAGGTGAAATTCGGATTGATACAGAGCTACTCGGTTTTATGGACCAAGAACTGGCCGATGACATCGCGTCTGCTGTGGCTTGGGCTGTGTATGGTATGATTGGCAATCGTAAACTTAGAGAGGCCGTTAAACGACTGGAAAACACAGGTACTTTCTTGACAACTGGAGGAAGACTTGATGGATAGTAAAGCCCCCGTGTTTATCCATAGACTAGCGGATGTTGAACCCGGATGTAGTTTGGGAGACGGTACAAAGGTATGGCGTTGGACGCATATTATGTCTGGGGCAAAAATTGGCAAGAACTGCTCTATTGGACAAGGTTGTTTTATTGCTTCAACCGTTGTTGTAGGTGACAACTGCCGAATCCAAAACGGGGTTTTTCTTTTTGATGGAGTTATTTTAGGCGATAATGTATTTGTCGGCCCGAACGCAACATTTACGAATGTTAAGCGTCCTCGTACCTTTCGTCGTGGACGGTATGAGAAAACAGTAGTGAAGGACGGGGCGGCCGTGGGTGCAAATGCAACCATAGTGTGTGGTGTTGTGCTAGGACGAAATTCTTTTGTGGGGGCCGGGAGTGTCGTCACCAAAGATGTGCCAGACAACATGACAGCTTGGGGTGTGCCTGCGAAAATCCAAAACTATAACTGGATTAAGCGCGATTTGTCTAGGGATGCCAAAACCGGCCTTTAAGGGACGCAGATGGCTAACAAGAACAAGACCAGCAAAAAGAAGAAAAAGTCGGGTCCGAAAAAACACAAGAGTGAACGTTTGTCTAAACGCAAAGGCACAGCTCCAAACCCAAAAGACAGACGCTCTGGCATGAAGAGGATGTTCTAAATGACTATTGTTGTAGAAGACGGAACTTCAATGGCAAGTAGTAATTCGTATATGTCTTTGGCTAGTGCCAGTGCGTACTTTGACGAGATAGGAATTACGACATGGGGAGGACCTAGCTCGACTCTCGAAGGCCATCTGATACGCGCGGCGCGTTACATGGAAACACTTCCTTGGCGTGGGTTAAAAACAACCTCTACACAGGGCTTAGAATGGCCTAGACGTGATGTTACAGACCAGAATAACTATTATGTTTCCGCTACGGCGGTACCCTTGCGTGTAAAACAGGCTCAGGCAGAGATTGCTTTACGCTATTTGTCTGGTGGCAATCCAGCTCCAGACTTATCTCAAACTGGTAATGTTATACGTGAGAAGGTTGATGTAATTGAGATTGAGTATGCCAGAACTGGCAAGCGTGATGTTCCAGAATATTTATACATTGATTTTTTGCTCAAACCCTATTTGAAGTCGAGTTGGAACGTGGAGTTGGTCAGGGCTTAGTAGGAGGTAGATATGCCGGTTATTAGGAAAGGTAAATGACTCTACGAGAGAGATTCAGGCAAGAAGGTTTCTTGTCACAAAACAACCAAAAAAGCCAAGGGGGCGCAAACAGCTAGGAATTTGGCTCACGCTAGAAAGAAAGGTTATAAAGTACCCAAAAGGAAGGGATAAATGGTCGATATTATAGAAGGGACGGCGCAGGACAAAGAAGAGTTTGACGGAAGTTTTTACGACTGGTTGATAGGGCATGATGTCTATACTTGGTTAAAGCCCCTCCTTGATAGTGGGGGTTGGATAGTTCAAGACAACGGCAAACTCAGAGCTCGACAGAAGCAGTTTGCGATTGAAACGCCTTGGGTCCACAATGGCCACGCGGGGTTAGATTGTTTCACTTGGACTAACATAATGTTTAATATTGTGTCGCTCAATATGAGTAAATATTTTAAGGGCGGGAAGCCTTTTGTGCCTTCAGGTTGTCAAAACTGTTATAAGGTTGTTGTTAGACCTAAAACTTTAATCCAACTATTTGCTCTTGATGACTTACAGAAAAAACTAGGCAGGCCATCGAAATGCGGTATAGAGGTAAGAACTACTGTACATGGCTTGTATGGCGGCTACTTTTATAACATTGGGCTAGAGAATGGAGAAGAATGTTATCTTGCAGTTCGAGAGGCTGTAGATAACGACCCATATTTAGGTAAAGACGTTAAGGTCATTCTCAAGCGCGGTTGTACCGAGATGGAACACGCCGTCGGACCAAGTGATGAGTGGGAAGTGGCCCCTGCACAAGAAACTATTGAAGAATTGATTAATGAGTGGGTTGTACGAGATACACGGGAAGTGGACCAACCTGACCCACTAGTTTGGCATATCAAGCGTAAGTGGATTGAGTTCGCTTACATGAACGGAGATGAAACATATTTAAAATTTACTCAGGGAAAACCCTTATATCCTGACTATGTGACTTTTCATAATAAATTTGGGAGATAAACGAAAATGGCTAAAAGCGTTCACAACGATGTCTTAGATGGAGCTTGGGCAATCATCAAGTCTGCCACGTCTGGACAAATTACTGTATGTTCTTCGCAACCGACTACACGCTCGCACGCGATTACTTCCTATGCTTTAGCGGCTACAGCCTTCACGTCTGCTAACTTTACTGGTCCTACCAGTGGTTCATCTGGGGGGAGAAAGTTGACTGTTAACGCATTCAACTCTGTGGCTGTAGATTCTACTGGAAGTGCTCAGCATGTGGCTCTAGTTGATGGTACTCGGTTGCTCTATGTGACAACTTGCACCACGCAATCACTTACATCCGGGAACAAAGTTAACATTCCTGCATGGAAGATGGAGATTGGCGACCCTACATAACTCTTAATTTGAGTTGGACGGGCGGGTGGGATTTTTTTTTTGTATGGAAGGCATTCTTCGTCGTACTGTAGACGTGGTTACAAAGTTCCTGTTTGTTTTCGGAGTTCTTGTTGCCCTCCCCGGACTTTTGATTTTGTGGGGAGTGGCAAACCTTAGAGATTCGTTTGGTTTGTCTTTATAAAGGAGAACTATGAACGAGAAGAAGGAATGTAATCTTGGCGAGCATGTTTGGCGATATAACCAGATTCTAAAGCTAGATGTGTGTCAAAAATGCGGTGTTAGACAGGCCGCGCTGTTTGTGCATAGTGGAACACATAAAGCTATTAAGAAAGGTTTCTAATACGAATTGCTTAGAGATAGACTATTCCAGCTTTTTGTAAAGTTTTGTGGGCGTCCAGTTTTGGGGTTGCCAGACTGGACTGATGAACGCAAGATTGTTGTCCTAGCAGGAATAGAAGAAATCTACCGCAGGGAAGGCGGAGTTTGGTACAAGAAAGTTTCTCGCTGTATTCAGTGCGGAAAATGTTGTGAGTATATTCAATGTAGGCACTACGACGGAACTTGTTCTCTGGGTTGGCCTTTTGCGTGCTTAACAAGCGACGGCACAGATATACATGACCAAGATTTTTGTAATGTAAGGTGGGAGCGTATAGATGGCTGGTGATGGTGTATTAGACGGAAGTAGGATTGCCGACGCTAATAGGTCGTGGCAAGCACTACAAGATAATGATGTTGGCAGTTGGAATAAATCTAATCCTATCATCGTTGCTGGCGCAATCCTAGTTAACTCTGGTAAGGGTGGTTGGGCCGATGTTATTCGACTTGAGTGGCAGAAGGACGGAGGCACTTGGTATCCTCTTTCTGGTACTGGCGAACTAACTTGGAGTGCGTCAACTACTCTTACTAATGGCGGTTTAGTCACCTCGACTGAGCGCGGTTGCACATCTTCTTCACCCACAGCTACTTGGGTTGATGGACTTGAAAGGGAAGGCGCTAATGATATCACCCCTGCTGGTATGTCACTTGGCAACTGGTCAGAATACCAGTGGGCTGTTGACTGTAGCGGCTCAGCAGGCGGCTCGCAATATACATTCAGAATATGGAACGTCTCAGACGGTGTCTCTATGGGCGTCATGGCTGCCCAGATTACTATGGCAGTCGGAGCCGTCGACCTTACAGTGGCCAACGCCTTACATGCTCACACAGCTCAAACCCCCACTCCAACACAGCTTCATATTCTTACTGTCGTTCAAGCGAACCACACTCATACCAGTGAAAACGTCTCGTTAGAGCAGATATACAATCTTATCCCCGCTTCTGCACTTCATAGTCATACAGCTTCAAGTCCAGAAATTACTGCGATTATTGGCTTGGTTTTAGCTAGTTGTAGCCACCTTACTACTTCGCAGTCGCCAACTCTAACCCAAACTCATAACCTCTCTGTGGCACCTGCCTCTCAGGGCCATACAGCAACATCCCCTATCCTTCTTGTAACATCTATCTTATCAG